CATGTGGAAGTAACGACTTGATAAGACCAATTCCAGAAAATAGAAAACTACTTGAAACAATGTTAGAGAATCCAGTAAACGGAAACAACCAGACACTGGAAGACTTGTCAAGACAGTTGGAACGGGATTTGGAAATCGCAGACAATGCATATTGTTTAATATTAAAAAATTATAAAATAGATGATAGAACGGGAAAAATTGATACTAAAAATACAGAGATTAAGGAATTTCTCAGAGTAGACCCACCTCAAGTTGCGTTAATCGCAGACTCTGACGGAAGAATAGGGTATGATGACAAGCGAAATGCCATATTTGTGTGTCCAAGATTCGAACATCGTGATAAAAGACTTACAACACCAAAGTGTGACAGGTGTGGAGCAGAAGCATTGAAGGCAGTGCTTGAAGTTAACTCTGTTTACTCTATAGGAATACCACAACCAAAGCGTGTAGTTTATGGTGAAGGTGAAATTATTTGGAAGGCAGGAAAATACAAACCATCACTGCTTTATGGATACAGTCCAATTTATTCAGTTTGGTCAAAGGCTATGGCACTAAGTCATATGGACGAGTATATCAGAAAATACTTCGACAAGATGAGACCACCAAGAGGTATGTTAGTTATCGCTTCACGTAATTATGAAACGTTTAGAAAGTCATGGGACGTTCTTGAGCAAAAAGCAATAGAAGACCCCTACATGATACACCCACTTTTAGTTGAAAGTGACAAGGGTGGCAAGAATATGGCTCAGTGGATTGATTTCACTGGAAGCTTAAAGGAATTAGAATTTACAGAAATTAGAAGGGAACTTAGAATGATTATAGGAGCAGTGTTTGGAGTGCTACCACTTTACTTTGGTGAACTACCAAGTGGCTGGTCACAAGAAGGATTACAGGTTACAATTACAAACAGAGCAATCAAGTGGGGACAAGATGTTTTATATCAAGCGTTCCTAAGAAAGTTTGCAAAGTTAATGGGAGTTGAAGATTGGGACTTGAGGCTAAAAGGTGGAGAAGAGAATGACAAGTTAAGAGACTTGCAGATACAAGGCGTAGAGATACAAAACATGGCTGCTATGCAAGCTATGGGCTTTGAAGTTGCAAGAACACACACTGGAGAGTTTAAGGTGTCTAAGAACCCAATAATAAACCCACAGATGATGATGTTGGAAGGCAAGGCTGCCGAAGACGAGAAGCCAAACACATCTGGTTCAAAGGGAAGAGGTAGAGGAACTGCTGCACCAAAGGAAGACCAGCAAGAAATGGACGGCAAACCTAAAAAACAGAGACCATCAGACAAGGGTGGTGTAGGTCAAGGAAGTCCTTCAAGTGGAAAGGGAACAAGTCAGTCCAAAAAATCAGATCCTTTAATTAATCTAGAACCAAAGAAATTTCCAGAGGGAATAACACCAGCCAATTTTGAAGTTGTTAAAAGAACATTACAGAGTTCAATAGATTTTGACTGGACTAAAAAAAGAACAGTTGAAGAATTAAGAAAAAGTGCTAGTATGACTGTAAGAGACGCAAGGGAATTAGTAAAGCAGGAACTTGCAGACGTAAAACGCTGGGAAGAGGAAGAATTTTAACCCTAAAAGTTTATAAACACCGAAAATAATGATAATTATGGCAGATAAAAAAAGCAAAGATAAACCAAGGGAGAAAGCCACAGTAAAGGTAACCGTTAAAGAAGTAACTGTAGGAACAGCAGCACTAAAACCAAAAGTAACAAATGTTTACAGTGCAGATTTTTCTGAAATAGACGATACAATAGAACAAATCAAGAAGGAAGTCAGAAAAATTTGTCAAAATGACTATGCTAGTAACAACTGTTACCTAATACTTCAAGAAGCGTTGAAGAAAGTAGTTTTGGCTAACCATTAAGTTGGCAACAAAATTAAATGTTGATACTGGTGGTCAAGATATTGGTAAAAAATTATGGGACAAACATCAAAAAGATGAATATACTCACGTAGATAATTATAAAGAGGCAGTTTGTCTTAATTGTTTTAAGAAAGACGCAGCTTCGGCTACAATCGTAACTATTTGTGGTGAGTGTGCAGGTAAGAGAGGTAGAGAACCACTACTTGCAAAGATGTCTGACAAGTTTTATGGTCTTTGTTATTTTTGTGGGGAACATAAATTCCACATAGAAGAAATTAACGCAAGATTTTGTCGCAGATGTCATAGAAAGATAGCAAACGTTACAAAAGAATACAACAAGAAGGGTGGACTCTACGCAAATCCATTTTGGTCAAGAATGAAAAAGAAAAACGGTAAAGATTGGCGACAGTTATTTTCTGGCAACCTTGGAAACAGGCGTTAAGAGAATAAATTCAATTCTATTTGACGCTAGATTAAAAAACTTCTTAGTCCAGTCTATTTTTACGTTCTTTTTTGGCTTATCACCCCAAAACCTTCCAACTTTAAAGAATATTTGTGGTTTTCTTAAGATTTTTTTGAAAAACATGATTTTTTCACCTTTTGGTTCAAAAGATACGTCATCATACTTTACAAGCCTTTCGTCACCCTTAAGATATTTGTCTATATTGTTTTTTTGAAAGCAACTTATAGATCTTGATACGTCTGGTCTGTCAAAATATTTTTCACAGTCAAGAACTATCATAATCTTTTCGTCTTTTGTTATCCATATATCATATAATGGTAATGATGTTTCATTTACTTCCAGTTTTGGAGATACTGTATGTTTATTTCGTAAAACGTATTCGTCCACTGTGTCATATACATGAACACTTATACCCATGAATAGTGTAACATATCTTTATTAATAAAGGTTTTGTTTTATCGGCATGGAAGAAGATGGCAGTAAGCAACCATGTGAATGTGGCTCTACACAATTCGGGTATTATGCAGATCAGGGCATATGTTTTGTGTGTTTTGCATGTGGTAGGTTTACGTTAGACGGGTTTAATTCAGAAATAGAAGAATTATTCAAGACAGATCCAATGGTATTATTACACCTGATTCAAGAAGGTCATTTAAAATCATTATCTGGTATAAATGAATAACACTATAATTTAAATACCTTTAATACAACATAATAGTATGATCGAAACGTATTTTGGAGATATATTTGCTGAGGTAGTGTTAGCCATTATTCTAGGCGTTGGTGGTTTAATAGTAGGTTATTTCAGAAAAATATCAAAAACACAAACAGACTTGTGCAATAAAGTGGCTAACCTAGAAAAAGCCCTCGTTATTTTATGCACAGCGTTAGACAGGCAGACTAACAGGCTTCATAATGACGAAGTCGTTAATAGTGATTTACAAGACCTCGTGCGTAAGATCATAAAAGATAACAAATAACTTTATATAATCGAATCTCGGTGCTGGTATATGGTAGAAGCATTAGTTTTAGTCGCAGTTGCAGCCATTATAGGTGCAGGATTGAATACCTTGAGAGGATATTTACATTCTAAAGAACCTTACAGTGCAAAGAAGCTGGCAGGATCTATAATAATAGCAACATTTGCAGCACTTGCTCTGTCCCAATCAATAATAGTTGAGGGATTAACAACAGAAGGTGTAGCACTGATTGGTTTGGTAACAGGCTTTTCTGCTGACTATGCAATAACAAAAGCAAAAAAGTAGGTGTTTTTTAGGTATAAAATATATACCACACTTTTTCCTTTTTTTTAAATCTTTAAATAATGCAAGTAATTATATATGTCATGAAGATTGGAACATTGAGAACCAAGTCAATGACGGTTTTAGATTCAACAGACGAAAATAGATTTTTTGAGGGTTATCTCACAGTTGAGATGAAAGACAAACAGGGTGAAATAACAGTAGTTGATGAACTATACAAAGTTCTTCCAATATGGGTTGACAGGGGAGCACCAATTACAGATACACATTCTAACAGGGTTATTGGTAAGGGTATAAATTTTGCAAAGACCACAGTGGAAGAAGGTGGGGTATCATATCCTGCAATTAAGATAACTGGTAAAATACACAAGAATTATGAATTAGATACTGATATTTGGGAAAAGATAAAATCAGGCGAATATAAGGGACTTTCATTTGGTGGAGCAACAAAGGCAAACAGAGTTCCAAGAGTAATGAAAGATGGAGAAGTTGTATATGCACTTACAGATCTGGAACATTATGAGGTAGCAGTATGCAAAGACCCAGCAGTTCCATTGGCATTAATTACTGATTATAATACACTTGCAAAGGCAACAATTCCGTCAGAACCTAGGGGAGATGGCAAAGAAATAATCACATGCACTAAATTTGGTTGTTATGTTAACAAATACGAAGGCATAGATGAACCAGAATATAATGATGAATCAATAATAAAAGGTGAAGACTTTTCAAACGCAGACATAATTCCTGCAACAGTAACCAATACTGTATCACAAAGCACACAGACTGCAAAGCCTATTAAAACACCTGAAAAGGTAGGTGTAAAAGAAAGCGAGGGTGGAGTCAAACTTAACGTAACTCCATTAGAAGGTGGTATTGCCGACAATAAATTTACCAAAGCTACAACAGCATTAAGTGGAACTGGTGGTGGGGTTAGAGCAAACATACCAGACGGAATAAACAGACAAGATGGTGGTAATAGTAATCAAGTAACAGAGGAAATTGAAAAATTAAAGAAAGCAGATATAAACAAAGTAATAGGAGCAATAATGGCAGGTGCAGCAAGAATAGAAAAGACAGAGGCTTGGGATAAAAAAGAAGTGGGATTAAAAGAGAGAACACAAAAACTGGTTCATGCTGCTAATACATATGCAGATGAAGAGGCAAAAGGAATGGGAACTAAACAGCATAAAGATGAAGATAGAGCAGTTAGTAGTGGTAAAGTAGCACCATCAAGAACTGTGACAATATCAAGTGATGCTGAAGTCCAAGACCCAAAACATAGAGTAGATCTAGATTTATTACATGAAGCAAAATCAGGTTTTGAAACAACAGACACTGACATAAAATTAGGTGGTCAAGCAGTTCCTACAGAAAAAGAGAAACTAACAAGTTCGTTAGGTGCTCAAAACAAAGAAACAACAGTAACAACTAGTTAAGTAATCTTTATATACCCTTTATATATAGGTTCTATAAGAACATGGTCAACGAAGACAATTCTAACAAACAAGTTGAAGAATCAGAAATCACCAAAAGTGAAGATGATACTCAACGAGTTGATACGGAAAAATCTTTCCAAGAAACTGTAAAATCAGGTTTTGACACACTGACAGAAGTTGTTCAGTCTATTGCTGAAACACAAAAGGCAACGCAAGAAACCCTAGGTGGATTAGATAACAGATTGAAAGCACTAGAGACACCAACTGACTTGCCACTGTCCCCAAAAGGAACAGCAGCATCACAGGACGTTGGGGCAAAAGTAACAGTTCCAGATACCTATCAATCAAACTCTAAACAAGTAGGTTTAGATTCTGACAGACAGGGCGAACTAAAACCAGCCTCAGATAAAGGTGGACTAAAAATGCAGCAAAAATCAGATGATACAGAATTAGTAGAAAAATCACAGCATACTTTTACAACCGAAACCCCTCGACCAAATGCAGCTTTAGAAACTGTTGACAAATCTATCAAAGATGAGTCAATGATTTTGAAAGACGCACGAGCAGAAGGGTATGAAGGCTTGTCACAAGTAGCTAGAAATATTCTCGCAGGAAAGTATTACAAACCTTCAGAAGACGAAATAGGAGCATACTAAAATGGTACAAATCAGAACAATCGATGAGTTGGAAGCTCTCTATTACGGACACAACAGAAACCTTCTACGCAAAGCTGACGCACCAATCACTACTTCAACAGTAGGAACGTTCAATGCTATTTTCGGAGCATACGCATGGGCTCAGTTGAACCTCGAGGCAAATGCATTTGGTATATTACCAAAGTATCCTTGGGACAAATCAGGTTGGAGGGTTATTACAGCAAAGCCTACACTAAATACCAATCAGGGCAACACTGCTCTAGGTGGAACTAGTGAGGGTGGAAATATTGCCGAGACTGTGAAACCAACATTACAAGAAATTGATGTTAGACCAAAGACAGCACAACTGCCTTTCTCAGCATCAGAAGTTATGGAATGGTTGGCAACACA